TGCACAAAAAGCAAATTCATTTGAAGCAGAAGAAGGATGTAATGATGATTTAGCAATGTGTCTTGTTATATTTGCTTGGGTAGTTGCACAAGATTATTTTAAAGAAATGACGGATAATGATGTTCGTAAAAGATTGTATGAAGAACAAAAAAATGCAATAGAGCAAGATATGGCACCATTCGGATTTATTCAAGATGGATTTGAAGATTTAGAAAGTTTTGTTGATGAAGAAGGTGATAGATGGAATACTGACGAGTATGGTGATCGTTCTTACATGTGGGATTATCGATGATTGTAGTTAGCTGGGAAAATCTTAGAATATTTACTATAATGGTATTGTTTGCTACATGGATTTATTTACTTATCGATTATTTGGGAAATGGAACTGACTGAAGAAAACGTAATTAA